CATATCTCCATGCGTCTGCTGCGTGGGAATGTTGGTCATGTAAGGGTTTGTCACTAAACATCTTTGTATCTGCGTCTACTGCGTATCTGTAGTGCCGTAAAGCCTGCAATCCCTCAGCGCAACGGTTGGTATCAAAGTAACACCGATTCATCAACATTCTAGCTGCGTTTATGCCATCTGCGATAGACAGTTTAGGGGTAATCCGTACCGGCAGCCCCATGTTTTCAATAATCTCTTTTGTGCTGCGACCAGTCATATTCTTATGCTCTGCGTCATGCGGCAGCCAATGATCCCTATATGTATATCCCTTGTTTTGAAGGACATTTACATAATGATCTATGGTTTTCTGATTATCTTGATAGAAGTCAATAACTCGTACCTCACCGCCAGGCACAGTCTGCACGAACCAAATACTTGTATTATCTGCCCAGCCAAGATCCCAAAATGTAGATACAGGGATAGACTTATCTACCTGTATATCTCTGATCCGATCTTCTTCTTGCGCCTTGCGTAGCTCGTTAGCGTACACAGCGCCATCTAGGACTTGCCTTGTATTGCCTTCCCATACATTTAGATATGCGTCTACATCTCGTTCTTTCAAGTCCTCTTTTTCGTCTTGAAGAACTTTAGGAAACCAAGGATTGTCCGACCAGTTTACCTTTACTACCTTTGCCGACTTAGGCGGCATCACTACGAACCGCTTATAAGTTTCGTCTGTATCTAGCTCAGGATTGAAGGTAATCCATATCTCTGAGTTTTCCTTGCGGATCGTAGGTATCAGCGTATCCCAGCTAGACTTACTGGTAGTCTGCGCTTCCTCTACCCAGCAGATGTCTACGCCCTCAAACGACTTGATTTTGGTAATGTTGTGCTTTAAGCCTGCAAACAGGAACTCTGTGCCATTCCTACCAAAGATAGTAGTGTTTTGTACCGTGTAGAAGTCCTCTAACCCTAGCGACTTGATCTGATCTCCAAGCAAAGCGTGTACTGAGTCACTAATGGAGTTCTGAAACTCACGAGCGCATAAGACTCTAATCTTCTTTCTGCGGCCTATAGCAAGCAATACCCTAGCTACTGTCCAAGACTTAGATGAGCCACGCCCACCGTATACGACTTTAAAACGGTAGTCCTCCAGCAAGCACTCTAGCTTCTCTGGTATCTCTAAACTTAGTTTTTCTTCTGCTTCGATCACTCTGGGCGCTTGATAATAAACTCAATCTGCTTTAGTTCGATAGCCTCGCCATCTACACCGCTAATCTCTGTAGCTTGTACGGCCTTACCATCTACCCTGTCGATTACTTCCTTGATTGCCCATGGCTCACCCTGCTCGGCAGCATCTACTAACTTTTGCGCAATGGTGCGTAATTTACGACTATCCTCTTGAACCAGAGCGATCCTAAGTTGGTTGTAAAACAGCTTACCCTTTTTGCCGTTCTGATTGCCTAAAGGCGCACCACCCTTATTAGTTGGCGCAACTTCTACATTATTGTTTTCTATAGCGTTTTCCATTCCATTCCCTTTGGGTTGATGGTTGATGATGTTGCTATTCTACAACAGTTTACTAATCTAGTAATCCTTTTGTAGTTTCTAATATTTTCATATTTTCTGGGTCAAAAGGCACAAAATTGTATGTTTGGTTTGGTGTGTCTTTTCTACTAAACGCATCTAAGTATTTGATCCCAGTAATTCCAGACTCATTTAGCTTGGCTGATGTTGTTTCTGGACTTCCGCTAATCAATCTTTGATATATCTCTGCACCTGTAGGATTTGATGGCTGATTAGGCAATGTGACCTTTTCATCGGTTTGCAAAGCCCTCAATAAAGCATCATCAAACTCTTTAAGCTGTTTTTTATCTACCGAAATACCTAATTTTTTAAGCGCCTCTTGCACTTCTGGAGTTTGTTCTGTTAAAGGCTTATCCCAGTCTAGCATCTTTGGTACTGCCTCATCAGGCACATCTACCTTATACATATAGGCTTCTAAGTTTTCTGGCTTTGAAAGCTCTGGCTCAACATATCTTTTATATATATTTTTTTGTGAAGGCGTTAGATCCCTAACAACGCTTTTTACATCTTGCATATTATTTACTTGCGACAAGTTTCCTAAAACGCCTTGAAAATCCTCTATTTGCTCTTGGTTAAACTTGTTTTTTTGTATTACATCTTCCCATCTTTGGCTGATTTCATCATTCCAAGGTGTATCTACACGCTTGCCTTTATACATCAATGGCGCATCTTCTACATTTGTAAATGCTTTGAAATATTCATTGGCTACTCTTGGATTTTGAGCTACATATCCTGCGCCTACTCCATAAGATTGAGCGCCTTCTCCTGTTCCAACTTTTGTTGGATCAAACCTATCAAACTTATATGGGCTTGCATGATATGTCATTATTGGCTGTATAAGCCCTTGCCTAGCCATATAGTTCTCTAATGCCATGCCTGCTTGTGGCGCTACTGCTTTTGCTCCTGCGACTGCTGCTGGGGCTGTAAATGGGGCTAACAAGCCTAAATAAGACAATGGCTCGCCTTGTGCATAGCCTTGCATATAAGCTGCCTGCTCTGGGTTTAGCACAGACATATTTGGCTCTGGCGGTAGACCATAAGCGGCCTGAGCAATGCCACGCTCTTTTGGTAGTGTTGGTGCGCCTAACAGACCGCTAAATACTGTTGGATCAACCAGCGCTCGACCTGCTCTTGCTGGTATATCTAACAAACCTTGCAGTCTGGCTTGCGCCATATCTAGCAGGCTTGCCATATTTATCCCTTTACGCCATAAAAATACAAATCCTTTGTAACATCTCCTACTCCGAACTCATACACAGAAAACATACTGTCTAGGTCAAAGTTCTCTACAAAGTCTTGCTCTGTTAAGTTCTTGTAGTAGTCACCGCAAAATGGTGCGTCAGATGGGCTAGTACGCTTAGTGCCATGTTCTGCTCTGCCGGTAGTGGCGCAGGACATAACGATTAGACCGTCAGGCTTTACCATTCTGTGCATATTAGCAAAGGTCACTACCCAATCAGGGTTATGCTCAAAGCACTCACAAGAGATTACTGTATCAAATGTATTATCTGCGGCATCGTAGTCTTGCCCTTGGCAAACAACATCTACGCCTCTGCCTTGGCCTAGATCAATTCCAATGTACTCGCAGCCTGTAAAGAACTGCCTTACGCTGCCGTTGATGTCTAAACTGCCAACTTCCAATACCTTACAATTTGCAAAGTTATTGGGATAAAAGTGAGCTACACCTCTTACAAAGTCAAACTGTTGTTGATGCGCCATTAACTTATAACCATTTTTTAGTAGAAATAATTAAGTTCTGCTTTCTTGGTAAGACTTATTGTTTTCAACATCGTACCAATCATCTCCAACAAAAACAGGATCTTTGTCGTTTAGCCATTTTTGGATTGAAAGAAAACATCCACCTCTTTCGCCAAACTTGCCGCCATGTAATGTGTCGGGGTAAACCCTAATATCTAACCCTATTTTATGCTGGTCATACCATACATCATCACACATAAAACTTACATCGCCACCAACATAAACCTCAAAAGAATCTACATTAGGATGTTTATGGGCAGGTATAACAGAGTTTGGCTTTACATTAAAAAGCTCTACTTGATAAGGCTTTTGTCTGTATAAAACAACTCCATGCGTTTCTGCGACATGACTGAGAATGTTGTCTTGAGGAGTATTGAATGGTCTTTTAGCAATCCACCATTTTTTAAATTGTTCTAAATCATCGTAAACCATGTTTAGCTAATTACCACTTTACCTTGTCGGCTACCTGTTTACATAAGCCTATAAAATATTGTTGGTCAAATTGTTGTTTCATAAAATTTATATCTTTATGAACTAACTGCACATTTTCTAAAATATAACCTTCTGAGCTATCTATGCGATCAATGGATGCTGTAGCAGTAAGTCCTTTTTCGGCCCACCCTATAGGCAGTCCAGATAATTCACAAACGCCACCTTGTTGCTCGTACATACTCCATATATCTTCTATTGTAATGTCCCAAAAATATCCTCTTGAGATGCCGCCCTTTTTTTTCATGCTAAACCATGTATAAGGAATTAAATTATATTTTCCTTTGAAATTATTATCATGGTTGCTGCATGATTTGCATTTCCAATTGCCTCTAATTGCGTCATCTAAATGACCTTTTCTGCCATAAGATTGCTCTACATTACAATTTGGGCAATTTTTTGTATATCTGATTGAGCTTTTTACCATTTAGTATTTGAACTCCACCAAGCCGCAGACATCTTGCCTTTAGCAATATTCTTAGCGTGACGGGCTTTAAAAGACTTTCTGCGGGCTTTGTCTGCCATAGATTCGCCTTCTTTGGCTGGGCTACCACTTACGCCCTGTTGGCCGAATCGAATCGTTTTTACTTTATCACCCTCTTTAGCCACAACTACATGGCTTTTAGTGGGATGGTTAGGTGTGCGTTTAGGCTTATTAAATCCGTCTACGCCCATGCGCTCTAGGATTCCAGCAGCCTCACGGACTTTCATTTTTTATAACGGGCAGACTTAGCGGCTTCGCTGATAGCAATGGCGATGGCCTGCTTAGGATTCTTTACAACTTTGCCGCCCTTACCAGAATGTAGAGTACCTTCTTTGTACTCGCCCATTACTTTTCCGATCTTGGCTTGCTTTTTGTTCATTTTTTGGCTTTCATTGGCTTGGCTGTCTTGGCGGCTGCCTTAAATGCGGATGCGGTTGGTGCGCCTTTTGTGCCTGGCTTACGCATCTTTTCGCCTGATCCTTCGGCAATCCGTTTTCTCTTGGCTGCAATGTTTCCGTAAAGACTATTCTTCATCTTCCATCTCCATTTCTTCTTCGCCTACTGCTTCCCATGCCATGCAACCGTTTTCTGAGTCGCATACGAAATCAAAGATGTCGCAATGGCCCTTACCTTTAGGTACGCCACAATCAGCCATATCAGTATTGAAATACTCACAAGCCTTGCATTTTCCTTCGCCATCTTTTTTAGATCCATAATCAGCCGTCAAAACAGCCTTTTTCATGTTGCCCTTATTGATGTCGGCATCCATTGTAGATAATGGGCAGGAACTCATGTCCTCAGCCAACAAGCCACCTTCTTCTTTTTTGCCCATCTTGGGCTTATCACCCAGCAGACCGATCATAATGGTAGTTTTTTCTGGTTTCATTTAAGCACTCACAAAATTTTGGGCAAAGGTTTCCTAGCACAATTTTACCCTATTTTTTCATGTCAAGGAAATTATTTGCTTTTGAACCATATTTCATATAGCTCTGGCATATGTACCTTAATCCATGCCTGCGCTTCTAGATCATTCTTATTGTGATCCATGCCGATAGTCTGGCTGCCTACATGATGAACATACGAGCGACTAATGTAGTTTACAAATCCATTCGCCCTTATCTCTAAACATTGAATATCGTCTGAGTACCAGTTAATCGGCTTGTAATCTACCCATGCCTCTCGGCTAATCCAGCCAAACAAAGGAGAAAGGACATCGTACTTAATAACCGTATCTTCCTCTATGTATCGCACCCCATTACGCTTTGATCCTTCTCTAATGTTCTGTAGGCCACGCACATAATCGGATCTGCTGCACACCCAGCCTAGTTTGTTGTTTTTTAACAACACTACATCTTCCATTAACTTAGAGTAGCTACTAGGGGTTAATACTATGTCATCGTTGGCAACGATAATCTCAGGGAATGTATCGAAAGCATATTGCACCGCATCATTATATGAATCGCCATAGTTTGTGCCGTTATTAGGCAGATTGATGGTTTGGTGTCTAGGAAGCTCTAATTCGCTCCCAGAGATGATTACGGTTACATCTAGTGGCACATACTGGTCAATAGACGCAAACAGCACAGGGAGGCATTTAGCCGTCTTTGTTGCTATTACTATGGCAGGCTTGGCAGACGAATCGTTGGTATATCCCATTGCCATATATCTCCATCATTCCATTTTCAGTCGATTTGCTGATCTTGCACTTTGAGCAGGTTCGTATAGTGATTTGCCCTGGCTTTTTTATCCAGCTCGTGCTGGAGTCGTTTTTTTGCATTTTGTAAATCTGACTCTATTCTGTGTACTGTAGTTCTTGCTGCATGAGCAAGTTGGTTAATGGATGCGTAAGGATGGCTTACATATCTTAGTTTAAGCGCTTGGCGCAAGTTTAATGGTAAACCCTTAATGGCTTGTTCAATTAAATCACCGTCTATGCTGTCAGGCTCATAATGCGGCTCTGCTTCTGCGTAAAGATTACCCAACTCTGGAATATAGTTCTTTTCAAACGAGCGACAGGTTGTTTCTACTTGTGGGCCAATTACCCCATAAGATACATACCAAGCCCAGTTCTGTAATCTAGATTCCATATAGCAGTAGTAAAATCCTTAAATGTAGAATATTATACAACTAGATTTATTGTATTATATTCAATATCTTAAAGCAAAGGTATATATGACTGGCTATCACCTAACAGATGATGAGTGGATTGCTTCTTGGAAAACGATTGGTAGCCCTACTAAGTTTGCTAAAAAACACGGTATTGCCATTCGTAATGTCATGGCTCGTAGGCGTACATTAGAGAATAAATACGGAATAATTTTAAATACTTTTGCCAGCGACAATCCAGCTTACTTTAAAAAAACAGATCAAACGCCTGGACATACTCGCAGGGGCATGGATATAGAAAAAGGCAGAGTCATTGTATTTAGCGATGCCCATTTTTGGCCTGATGAAACCACCACCGCATTTAAAGCCTTGATTGAAATGATTAAGGAGTATAAACCTACAGCTATTGTATGCAATGGTGATGCGCTAGATGGCGCTAATATCAGCCGCTTTCCTAGAGCAGACTGGTCTAAGTTGCCTACGGTTAAAGAGGAGCTGGAGGCTTGCCAACATTACTTAGGGCAGATTGAAAAAGTAGCAAAAGGGGCTAAGATGTTTTGGCCTCTTGGCAATCACGATCAACGCCTAGAGATGTCAATAGTCGCTAACTTGCCTGCATTTGAAGGTGTACGAGGCACTACGCTAAAAGAGTATTTCC